AAGAATACTTCTGTCCACTTGTAAACAAATGTTGTCCAAACAATTCAGACTCAGCAAAGTTACCTTGAGTTGTAAAAACTTTAGGCAATGCTCTAATCTTATTAGCAATATGCTTACCTTGTGCATTATAAAATGGATAGATATGTTTTGTTATCATTCCATTATTAGCTAGTGTCGTTACTCCAAATTTACTGGCAGTTTCTTGAGAGATATTTCTATCTTTCAATTCAGTCCTATCACCAACGTACAAGTCAGAATAACTATTACTATTATTTATAATAGGTGTTACTTCCACTCCTTCTCCTTTCTCATAATATCCACAGTCAGGTGTAAAGCAATGAGCACCATCAGTATAACGTGCTAGATTATTCTTACTACCACATTTAGGGCATTGTTCATGCCTAATAAATTTACTCTCCATCTTTAACATTTAACCCCCTAATGTAGTTTGTTATTATTATTTTTATCGTACATAAACTCAAAGATTTCATCACCTTCAGTTAATGACTCTCCCATATCTAATGCTATGAGTTCTTGAGCAGTATCATTTAATGCATTCTGCATTGTAAGAAAACCATAGTAATCTTTTTCAGCTTTAGTTATAGCTGTAATGGATAATGCTCTAGCCATTAGGTACACAGTTTCAGGTGAATCATATTTCATTATTAACTCCATAATTATTTTATGGATAGCCATAACTACTTCTTCACGTTCCTTTATTGTTAATTTCTTTAATTCCACTATCAACTCCTTCCATTAGTTCAACAAATCCATTGATGTCTTCCAGGGAAACTTGTTTAATATTTGTTTCACCAGTTATAGTTAATATATTATCTACAATAGATGTTGGTATTTCTTTATGTGTTTTAAATTTAGTTATCATCTTCTCCTCCTTCCTTAAAACCTTCCATTATTATCTGTCTTGATTTTAAGTCCCTAGTATGAATTATATTTATAAGTTTGTCAAGATACCATTGTGCTTTTTTTAAATCTTCCAAAGGTTTTCCTTTATAATCATACCTCCAAAGATACTTTATAACATTTGCTTTTAAGTAACCAACAAACTCTTTGTCTGACATTGATGCTTTGATACCATCAATACATTCAATGCCATCTTTGTTATAATGTCTTGGGTTGTTTACATTATCGTAATTTTTTATAGACGTGTCCATATTCTTTATCCTTTCTTTTATCACCAAACTCTTTTGGTGTATCACACTTAACTGCCTTTACTTTATAAGGTGGTTTTGTTTTTTCATAAATTTTCATTACAGTTTTCTCACAGTTATCATATAACCTAGGTAAAACTTTTTGATAAATTTTATTATTGTATTCTATCCATACAGTTACTAAAAAATATGTAAACATATTATCTAATCTCCATTGGCATTGATACAACACATTTTCTTTCCTGCACTGGTATGTACTTAGGGTCAACTGGTACACCTTTAATAAATTTCTGCCTTATCATATGATGCTCCACTCCAATACACATATATCCTGATGAGCTAAGTTTACTTCTATCAATATCTCTTTTAAGATATTCTTCTTCAGCTATCTCTTCAGCATTATCACAGCTAGGTAATTCTCTGACGAATAGTTCTACCTCACCAACTGGTGAAGCAAAAGTTAAATACAATGCAAACATTTCTTTTATCATTTATCTAGTTCCTTTCTTACACACTTTTGTTTATAATATACATTACCCAAGAGTGTGAGGCTTGGGTTCTGTGGCTCTGGTTTTTTCTTACCAACGTACTCCCATACACAAGTCATAGCCTTGTTATTGTTTGCACGTTGGTGAAAAAAATCAAAGTTATCAAGGGTATAGATGTTAAATACTATACCAAGTATTAGTGTTTCAATTCCCATTAAAATAATCTCCTATAAAATATAATATTGTAAATAAAAATATACCCATCATAAATCCAAATAGGATTTGTAATATAAACCATAATGCTCTGTCAACTTTAGTAGACATAAACAACTTGTGGTAAAGGTGTATAATCTATTCTTCTATCAAGGTGTATGAATGTTCTTGCTACACCTACAGTCCAACCTAAGTCTATTGCTCTCTTAACTAAGTCTTTTCTAAAGACTGAATTAGGTATGGCAATGTCAACTGCACACGTATCTGTGTCCCATTTATCATTACCTATTTTATGAAATGAGTTAGGACTTGCAGGATAGCCACGACTTTTTAACCAGTCATTATGTTCTTGTGAACGACAACAAGAAGTTATCTGTAATGGTTCTCCAACATTCTCTCTTAAATTTATAAGACAATTTAAAAATCCTTCAGCTAAAACTATATCCTTTGAAGTAGGACATTGTAATTCTTTTTCACTAAAGTATTTATTATCATAATAGTTTAATCTTTGTGACATCATTTATCTCCTTTCTTATCTTTGTCATTAAGTTCTTTAATTCTTTTATAAGAATTATATAGTTGTTTATTTAGTTCTTGTATTTCTCTTTCATACAATTCACTTTTTTTCATTCACATTATCTCCTTTCTTCTTATGTAAATATTATACAATTTTTGTATAACTCGTGTCAAATTTAAAATGTAATAGTCAAATTACTGACACTATCTGTTGTATAATTACAACAAACTATCTTCCTCTCCAATCTCTTTTGTCACCTCTTGGTGTTGTTATTTTTTTCTCACAAGCATAGCCACTATGTGTAGTGATAACCATTTTTTCTTTGTCAGTACAAGTATAGTAGCATTTAACAGAGTCTTCACCAAAGAATGGTTCAACTATTTTTTCCTTTGTTAATCTGCAAGTCACAAAGTATTGGTTTCTTTGGTCATAAAGTTTACCTTTACCAGTCCATTTATAACTCCAACTTTTAGCTTCAGCAGTTAGAACTAAATAAATTATGGTTGTAAGCACCACATAACCTATGAGTAATTCGTAATCAGGTTTCTTCATCATCATACATCTCCATATAGTCTTGAATCTCTTCTTGTGTCATAAGATTGACAAGTATTGGTGTGTCTTCACCTATGTAACCACCTTCAATGTTAAAGTCTACAAATTCTTTTGCATCTTCATAAGACATATCGTCCCTTTTAACCAGTTTGGTTATCATTCTGTGCTTATCATAGATAAATACGTCCACCATACCACTGCGTGTACCTACACCTATGATGCAGTCATCATAATCATCCCATATTTTCATCACTCACCCCTTTCTCCTTATGCTTTAATTGTTTTCTTAACTCTACATTATCCAATAGATGATAATACAAATCATCAAATAATTTTGAATCAATCACACCTTCATCAGATAGTTCCATTAAATCAAACATATCTAAATCTAAAACTTTCCAATTATGTTTGTTACTTGATTCTGTCTGTGCAATTTTACTCATCAGTCATCTCCTGTCTACAAAGTTCACATAGATTGTGTCCATCATAAGCTGGTTCATCTTTGTGAAATATCTCGTTACAGTTAATACATTCATAGTCACCCATTACTCACTCCTTTCTTTCATAATCTTTTTAACTTTCTCTTCAACTAATAAGTTTTTAGTCATCATCTTCCTCCTTATCTAAATCAAATCTAATCCATATTGATGCACCTGCTTCATCACTGAAGTGTTCTACTTCTTCATAGTCAACTGGTGCATTTTCATCTAACCATTTAATAAATTCTTTTTCATTCATCTTCCAACTCTCCTTTCTCGTACTCTATTTCTTCGTGCAATGTGTGATTCATTGCAGTTAATAATATATGTTGAGCAGACGCAACTGAAGGTGCAGTATCGTGTATGAACTGAGCAGATACATCTGCTAGGGCACACGCAATGTCAAATCCGTGAGTCTTTCTTTTAATGTGTTTGTTAATTACTTTCTCTAAGTCTTTTGCTACAATGTCCACATCAAACTCTGCATCTATAACTTTTTCTTTTTGTTTCTTTCTATGTTTAGAAAGCATTCGTTTAGTTTTAAAATCAATTACTTCAGTCATAGTTATATTCCTTTCTTTAGTTTAGCTACTACTTCAGGTGTTTGTTCAACAATAGATTCTATTTGTTCATCTTGAACATCAGTAGGATTACCAAAGTTTAATTCATCATAGTCCCCTGACCAAACTTTTTCTTCAGCTTCCTCTTCAGAGTCAGCTTCTACTATACATTGCCATTCAGCAGTAGCATAGGTTGTTACAAGATATTTTTTCACAGTTATACTCCTTTCATTTTAGTTACTGTATCATAGAATCTTGGATTTTCCAAGATAAATTCTTCACCATCTTGATAAAATGTAATCTCTTCATTATCGTAGGCATCATCAATGATGAACTCGTCCACACCCATTTCAAGTAACTGATTCTCAGTCATCTGTTTGCGTGTTTCTTGTGTCACATTTATTAATATAAACTTTTTATTGTTCATAGTTTAGTCCTTTCTTTTCATAGTGTACTCGCCATACTTTACTTGAGTAAAGCTAACACTATGGTTTTCAGTTAAGTATTTGCGTAACTCTGAACCCTCATAACCCTCAGTGTCACACCATTTTTTCAAGACTGGATTGTCAAACTCCATTCTTAAAATCTCTTTGGCAAAGTTATTAATCATCTGCCAATCTATTTCAGTCTTTAAATATTTACCCATTAGTTATCTCCTTTCTATGTAAACCATATTGGTCTTGGTCGTTTAGTCCAATTACAAAATGGTCGCTTGTGTTTCATATAAAAATTCTGATACGCAAGTATAGGCATATGCTCTATCTTACAATCATCAGGCATACATTGTGGCATAGGTGTTAGTTCTTTATGCTCAATGTTTTTTGGTGGATACAGAAATAAATAACTACGTCTATCCACTGCGTGTACCCTTTCATATCTATGTGTATACTCAGTTAATAGT